TATCACAAGTCCGCCCTGGGCTATGCGATTGCGAAGGCACCCGGCAACGCTGCTGCCAATGAATCCGTTTCGGCGGATATCACCTGGCATGGCGATCGTGCATCGCACTTTATCAACCACATGATGAGCGGAAACGCTGTCATGATCGACGACACTGGCGTTATCGAGGGCAACCTCAATGACACCACTGGCGTCGCAACGAGCTAGGAGGGTTTAACATGGCTTTTGCAGCATCGAATCTTTCGCAGCTCGCACACGGCAACAACTTCAAGCTCTGGGTTTACACCTCGGGCTCGGACAACATTGCCGCAATCAACAGCAGTGGTTATTTCAACGACGCTGCGAACATGCTGACAGTTCGCGATCTGATGATTGTGATCGATACAGCAGCCCCGACGACACACTTCTGCACGGTCCTGTCCAATACAGGGTCCGTTGTTGACGTGTCCGACGGAACAGTTGTCGCGGAAACCGACGGCGACTAAGGCACCACCCGGGGCGGCTCTTTCGAGGGTCGCCCCTTTTTCTTGAATTCAAACGAGGTTTTCATGGCTCAAGCCAGACCCGAGGACATCGAGTATGTCAGCCGGCTGAAGTTCGCGTCGGTGTTCCAGTATGTCGCCGCGCACTCCACGGAGGACGTCGCCGGCGACAACTATTTCCATTGCATATCCCAGCGCTACCTGGTGACCGGCGACGAGATCCAGGTCGTCTGCCTTGCCGAGGACAAGAGCTGGACCAAAGGCGTTTTCGAGGTTGTCTCGGCCGACACGCACAACACGCTGATCGAGCAGATCGTTCCCTGGCGGACCGGTGGCCCGAAGAAGAAATCGCGCGGCAAACCGAAAGCCGTCGCCAGCGAGAAGGTGGCCTAGCCCATGGCCAGCGAGGTCGGCATCGTCAATACGGCGCTGCAGCTCATCAAGCACAGTAAACAGATCACCAGTCTCACCAGTGGCACCAAGGAGGCCAACGCCGCCGAGGTCGTCTACGACGAGACCCGTGACTTTGTGCTGGACATGCATAACTGGAATTTCGCAACGCGACGACAGAAACTGGGCAGGTTATCGGGCAGTGGCGATAGCCCGATTTTTGAGTTCGACTATTCGTACCAGCTTCCGGCCGATCACATCCGGGCGGTCTCAATACATGACAATTCGGACGGACGCGGGCGCCTGGTCTACCGCCTTGAGGCCGATCGGGTCGTCACCGACGCCGAGGACGTCTACATGGTCTACATCGCCAGGATCACCGATCCCAACGCGATGCCGCCAACGTTCCGACGCGCACTCTCCAAACTTATTGGCTCCCAGCTCGCCACTGCACTGGCGCAGTCGACCAGCCTGCAGCAGATGCTCTATGAGCAGTTCATCGACCAGGACCTGCCGACGGCAAAGTCGGTCGATAGCATCCAGGATTTCCCCACTGACCTGCCTGAGAGCGACTGGATTACGGCGCGTTATGGCAACCAGGTCTATGCCAGGCCCGGAGATCCGCCAGCGTGAGCGTTCAGGTCCAGCCAAATCAGGAAAATTTCAATGCCGGCGAGTTCGGCGAGCGTATGGCGGCGCGCACGCAATTCGAGAAATATGCTAGTGCCGGGTCTCTCATGGAGAACCTGCTGCCGCTGCCCCAGGGCGGTTTTGCCAGCAGGCCTGGCACCCGATACGTCACGGCGGCAAAGAGCGTCTCGGTTAGCCCCTGGCTGATTAGTTTCATTTATTCCACCACGCAAAGTTACATTCTGGAGCTGGGCGAGACCGCCATGCGGTTCTTCCGCAATCAGGGTCGAATTGTTGCCCAGGACACCGGCGCCAGCATCACCAACGGGACCTTCGATACCAATACCTCCGGCTGGACGGCCGGGGCCGGGTCCCTGTCCTCGGTCAGCAGCCGCCTGCAGATATCGGCCTCCGGCGGCAAGGCACGCCAATCCATCACGACCTCGACGACCAATGTCGAACACGTCATACGGTTCGAGGTCCATGGCGACCCCGGCGACAAGGTGTTCGTTTCGGTCGGATCCACCGCTGGCGGCGTCGATTATCACAGCGCCGAGCTGCGGAAAGTCGGCTATCACACGATTGCCTTCACGCCGACGGCATCCCCGTTCCACCTTGAGTTTCATAATAAGGACGCCAAGGTCATCCAGGTCGACAATGTCGAGATCCTGGACAATGTGCCGATCGAGCTGCCGACGCCCTGGACGGCGTCTCAGCTTCCCGTCCTGAGCCACGTCCAGTCCGCCGACAAGGTCTGGTTTGCGGTTGGCGGGTCGACACGCGTCTGGCGCCTCGACCGGTTTGGCCATGCCGCATGGTCCCTGACCGAAGTCCTGTTCGCCGACGGCCCCTGGCGCGACAAGAACGACACCACGACGACACTGGCCGCCGCTTCTACGACCGGCAACGCCATCACAATTACAGCCTCGGCGATCCTGGGGATCAACGACGATAACGGTTTCCGGGCCACCGATGTCGGCCGGCTCATGCGGATCAAGTCAGGATCCAACTGGGGTTGGGGTCAGATTGTTGGGTTTACAGACACCACGCACGTCACGGTCGACATAAAAGCGGAGGCGTTTCCGACAAGTGGAACGACCGACTGGCGCCTCGGAGAGTTCAATGATACCGATGGCTGGCCCGCGGTCGTCTCGTTCGTCCAGCAGCGCATGGCACTGGCAGCGATCTCGATCGACCCGCAGAAGTTCTGGCTATCGGTCAGTGGCGACATCGAGAACTTTGCCGACGAGGACAAGGAGGCCGACGTCCTCGACACCTCCTCGATCGCCTTTCGCATCGCGACCCGGGAGGTCAACACCATCTTCTGGATCGCGGCCCGTAAGAAACCGATCATCGGGACGCAGGGCGGTAACTTCACGCTCCGTGCCGAGGGCGCGGTCCTGAAGCCATCCGATATCGCCGCCGACTTTGAAGTGTCTGCCGGCTGCGCCCAGCTCCCGCCACTGGAGATCGGCGCCAGGCTGGTATTTGCCCAGCGCCAGGCGCGCAAGATCGTCGAGTTCGCTGACGTCATCCAGTCGAACGGGCTGGAGGGCTTCGATGCCTTCGATCTGACTTTGCTTAACGATAGGGTCCTGAAGGATGGCGTCGTGCAGATGGCCTACCAGCAGGAGCCCGACAGCGTAATCTGGTGCGTTCGCGGCGACGGCCAGCTCGCATCACTCACCTACATGCCCGACCAGGACGTCATCGGCTGGAGCCGGCACATCGTTGGCGGCAGTTTCGAGGGCGGCGATGCGGTCGTTGAAAGCGTGGCCGTGATACCGGGACAGAACAGTGCCGGTCAGTTCAAGGATTCGACCGGCCGGCATGAGGTCTGGGTTGCCGTCAAACGCACTGTCAACGGTGCCGTGACGCGTTCGATCGAGGTACTTGAGAAATTGTTCAACGGCCAGGAGGATCTCCAGGAGGAGGCGTATTACGTTGATAGCGGCGTCAGCCTGGATAGCCCCGTCACCATCACCGGAATAACACAGGCCAACCCGGCCGTCGTCACCGCGGCCGGCCACGGCTTCAGTAACGGAGACGATATTCGCATCGTCAGGGTCAAGGGCATGACCCAGGTTAACAATACCAGCTTCAAGGTCGCCAGTGTGGCAACCAACACGTTCGAGCTGCAGGACCTCGATAGTGCCGACGTCGACAGCAGCGCCTTCACCGCCTACGCCGCCGGCGGCGAGGTCCGTAAGAAAGTGTCCAGCGTCACCGGTCTCTCACACCTTGAGGGCGAGACGGTGCAGATATTCGCGGATGGCGCGGTCCAGGCGAACAAGACAGTGTCTTCCGGCGCGATCACGCTCGACACGGCGGCCAGCGTCATACATGCCGGGCTCGGCTACACCAGGCAGTACAGGACCCTCAAATTGGCGTTCGGTGCCCGGGACGGCAGCGCTGTCGGTCGACCCAAATCGATCGCCGATATTATTTTGATTTTGCTGGAAACAGCGGAGGGCGCCCTGTCATTCGCGGCCATCGAGGACGGCATTACCGGCGCTGTCAGCGAACTCGACCTGCGCCAGGCCGACAACATTGATGGCGATCCCGTCAACCTATTCACCGGCGAACACCGAACCGGCATCACCGCCGGCTTCGATGAGGATGTGCGTCTGCTCCTGACCGGGTCGACGCCGACCCCGTCCACCGTACTTGCCGTGAGCTATGAGCTGGAGACTTCAAGCTAATGCCTATTCCAATTCCACTTATTATTGCCGGCATGGCCTTATCCGCGGTTTCCTCGATCTCCGCGGGCGCCCAGGCCAGGAAAATGCACAACCTGCAAGCCGAGAGTATCCGCCGCGAACGCGACCGTGAGGTCCAGATCGGCAAACTGAAGGCCGATCAGGAGCGTGAGGCCAACAAACGCAGATTGGCCACGCAGGCCAATTTGATGGCCGGCCGAGGCGGTGATCCCGGCGCGGCATCGAACCTCCTTCTAGTGGGGGATTTTGCGGGGCAGGCGGAGCTGAACGCGCGCCTCATCGAGCAGGGGTCGGCGCACAAGGTCATGCAGTACGACGACGAAATTGGACAACAGCTACTGACGGGTAGAAACAAGCAGCGGGCGGGTTTGATGAAAGCCGGGACGGCTCTCCTGTCAGGCGCAGAGAAAATCTACACCGGATAATAATTATGCCAACACTCCCCACAGCAGCAGATATCCTGGGCAAGGTCGCTCCGACCAGCCAGGCCCCGGTTAAAATCCAGGCCGGCGCGTTTCCTGATTATTCCGGTGCGTATGAAATTGGATCCAAGCTGGCGGACATCGGCTTTGCCCTGAAGGACCAAGACGACACGACCGAGGCGCAGGACCTGTCCAACAAGCTCAACGCGGCCCGGCGTGAACTGTATGACGGTATAAGCAAAGAGCAGCCCGGGTTTGGGTCACTAAAGGGCAGACACGCCCGAGACGACCGGAAACGCGTCGAGGAGGAATTCGAGCGAAGGCGGAAGGAGCTTTTCGGCTCTGCATCGAATGATGCCGTCCGCAGGAAAGTAACGCCGGTGTTCGCCAAGCAGAGCGAGACCTTCCTCGGCCGGATTGCAGGGCATGTCAGGACGCAAAACGACGTCTATACCAAGGAGGTCAACAAGGCCACTACGGTCGAGCTGCGCCAGATTGCGATCGAAAATGGTGGAGACGCAAGGTCTATTCAAGATGTTTACCATCACGCCTATGGGGTTATCTGGCGTGAATCGGGGAGCACGGACGCAGCGCGCAGCGCCGCGGAAACTGCACGCAGTAACGCGCACCTTGGTGTCGTGAATGATTTGATGCCCAACGACCCGGTCGCGGCGCGTGAATATTTTGAGGCCAACAAGAGCCATATCGATCGCCCTGAGTGGAAAGACCTCATTCCCGCCATCAAGGATAACGAGCAGAACGTCGTCGCCCTTGCCGATCGACTCAAGTTGGAAGACGACCACGATCTGACGACCGCCGATGGTAAGAGAAATGCCCACGCGTATCTCGATAAAAAATACGCGAACCGGCCCGATCAGCTCGCCAAGTCGAAAGACGCCCTCGATGCCACAATCACTCGCGTGGAGAAACTCAAGACAGAGGCTCGTGAAGAGATAATCGTAAATGTCCGGAAGAAGATACTCGAAAATCCGGGCGCTGCACTTAACGCAAACGAATTGAATGCCGTTCGGGAGACCAAGGGTGAGGCCGCCTGGATCCGTAAGGTAAGGAAGATCGGCGGCAGGCCGGTTGTCTCTGACGATGTCTCGAATACGAATCTGGCCGAATTCCAGGACGAGTATGAACTATGGGTCAAAAACCCTGATGAAACGCCCAGCGCGTCAGCATTCAAAGTTGCCTGGGATACAAAGCTGAACCCCACGCATTACGACGAGGCGCGCAAGAAGGTCGACGCGCTCCGGGCGCACCACCGCGGTGAGCAGGTCGATGCGGGCGAGACCACGGTCATGACCAACGGCCAGCGCATTAAAAACGCGCTGATCCAGGTGGGTATGCATGACATCCTCGAAAAA